TATTGAACCTGTACCATCTTCTAAAGTAACTTGGTATCTTAATTGATCTAGTGAATAGTTATCTTCCGCTTCACCAATTTGAGGTATAGTACCATCAATTCTTTCTGAACTGTATTCAAATTTAGTAGCTCGTAATTTATATACAGGTAAATTACCAATTTGAAAAAATGGTTCCTGATCTTCTACAAACTGTATTTCAAAGAAAGAATTAAATAAAGGTACATAAATTAAATCACCTTCATTTGGTCTTCCTTCTTTAATTAATGTTGCGTTACTATCAACTTGATCTTGCCATCTTCGTTTTGCAATCACAAATGTTGTGTCATCTCTTATTTCTAAACCAAATTTAGAAATTAATTCTTGTTCACCTTGGAAACCTTCAGTTGTTTCAACATACATTTCAACTAAATATGAGTCATCAAACTTAGAAAGTACATCTTCACCTAAAATTAAATCCTGATTAACTAATGTTCGTGGTAAGTAAAATACATCTTGGCCATATATCTTTAGGCCTTCTATAATTAAATCTTCGTGTAATCTTTTTTCTGAATCACTTCCGATCCCATTGCCACCTTGAAAGTAATGATTAACTGGCATGGCATTATCCTATCATGTATGTTACAGGCGTTTCGTATGTGCCTCTTATTTCTTCTTCTAATTTTCTTATATCTTCTTGTGCTTCTGAAAATAATTGTTGACCATTTAGTGATACTCCACCAATCATAGTCACACCATTAAATTTTGAAAGGTTTGCACCCCATTGTCTTTTAAATAAGGCTGTGGCGTATCTTTTTAAGTATATGTCATTATAAACATCTGTCATAACTGTAGGGTCTAGTTTTCTAAAACATTCAATAACCAAATACTCACCTACTGATATATCTGTTTTCCAATCCATATCTACATATAATCTATTATTGTATTGATTAAATCTTATAGGTTTTTCACCTACTAATATGTGATCTAAAAAATCTAAATGTTTCATTACCATTTCATAATGAATAATTGATGTTGATGAAAAATCATACAGATCGTTTAATCTCATTTGATATCGTATATCAAACATATTTTGATTGCCTCTATTTGAAAGAGGAAAAATTCTTGTTACTGCCAATACAGCTTCTGGCACTACTATGAAATTATTTTGTTCAGTCCATGTAGTAGTTACAGAATTTTTAGTTACACTTGAAGAAGTATCTCCATCAGGAGATTTGATTCTATCTACATCTGACTGAGTAACTTGATATTTTAGATATGTACGCTCAACACCGTCATAGTGATATTGAGCAAAATACTGTAAAGCTTCATCTAATCTGTCCTCTAATTGATCGTCATCTACGTTAATTTCAATTACAGGCTTACCAAGTGTTCTTAAAGCGTACTGTTTTAATTCTTCTCTTGTTGCTGGGTTGGCCATATGTTATCCTTAGTACTATTTAGTAATTTCTATATAGTCAATATCTAAAATTCTTTTTATTATTATTTGTTGCCTAATTTATCATCCCAAATAGCTTTAATTTCATCAACTGTTGTTGCTGTATCTACTTGTTCTGGTAAATCTCTTAATGTATTTTTATCTGTAACTATTTGAGTTGTGGTAGTTCCATCTTCTTGTGCTTTAATAAAATCAACATCAAGTTTTTCTAGAGCAGGTTTTCTAGCTTCTCTAATTTTATCTTTCCAAATATCTTTTGCTTTTGTTATATCTATAGTTATCATGCACCTACTCCATCTGTTAATTCTGCATCAGCTATTGTCCAAGCATTTCTAAAAGTTCTATCTGTTGGTATGTCTGATACATTTACAATTTTATAATTTAATCCAGTTGGAACATCTTTTTGTGCAATAGCATCTACTGTTAATGTTTCTAATGCTTCTGACGATGGAGTTATTATTGTTATTGTTCCATCTGTGTTTTTATATATTATTTTTTTATCCATAATTTTTTCCTTAATTACTAAATACTGCTACTGATATATATTCTGCATCTTCATAAGAACTAGAGGAAGTCTCAGTGCTAACATGAAATGAAGAAGTGTTTACTGGTTCTGATGCACCAATTCTTACTGCACCTTCACTATCATCTCTACCACTAGTAACTGTAGCATAATTACTGTTTGGCATAGCTGTACTAAAATTAACTGTATATCTGCCTAAACCTCTATCAGCTATACTAGATATATTTTGACTTCCTCTAATAGAAATACTTCCTGTTCCATTAAAACTTATCCATGCTCTAGCTGAATAACTTGGCGCTGAACCACTTGCTGTTGATAGTGAAGCAGGGGCTGAACCTGCAGGTAAATTTGTTAATGCAGAACCATCTCCTTGAAATGCTGTAGCTTTTACTGTTCCATTAACATCTAGTTTTTGTGTTGGTGATGTTACTCCAACACCTAATCCAGTTGAGTTTGCATATACATCTAAACCAGGTATTCTTAAACAAGAATGTGAAGTGTTACCTAAAGTAATTTCATTTGAAACTGTTGCTGATGAAGCGTCTGTATATTTACCAATAACGATATTATTTGATCCTGTTGTTAAGTTATAACCTGCATAATAACCAAGACCTGTGTTATCTGAACCTGTTACATCTTTTAGTGCTTGTCTTCCAACAGCGGTGTTATTATTACCAACAGAGTTACTAAATAACGCTGCACTTCCAATAACAGTATTATCACTTCCAGTAGTATTGTATAAACCAGTTTCAAATCCAACCATTATATTTCTTGCACCAGTTGTGTTTAATGCAAGAACTTTAAATCCAACTGCTGTATTACCACCACCTGTATTTTTTCTCAAAGCACATGTACCAATTGCTGTAATACAATTCGTTGTTGTTTGACATATAAGGGTTTCAAATCCCATGGATACATTACACATACCTGTAGTGATACATCTTAAACTATGTAAACCAAGAGCAACATTAGATCGACCTGTTGTAATACCTCTCATAGCACATTCCCCTATGGCAACATTTCCATTTCCAGAATTACCACCAGTCCCATAATGTGCCTCTCTACCTATTGCAATAATCTGATCGCCACCAGTAATATTTCCACCAGCTTGTGAACCAATTAAAACACTGGCAACTCCATTGTAAAGTTTACCAGCTTCATTACCAAAGAAGTTGTTAAAACTACCATTAATTAAACAACAACCAGCTTGAGTACCAATTGCTGTTGTAGTTGAACCTGTAGAGTTCATTAAAGCAAATCTACCTATTGCAACATTACCATATCCAGCCGTAGTATTTAAAGCACATACACCAATTGCAATATTACTATGCTCTGTTGTAACGGATGCTAATGCACCACAACCAATAGCAATATTATCAAAACCACCTGTCATAGATGTACCAGCACCAGCACCAATAGCAATATGTCGTGTGCCTGTTGTTACAGAGCATAAAGCATTGAAACCCATAGCAGTATTAAGTGTACCAGATGTTAAAGATGCAAGGGCGTTTCCACCAAAATACATATTACATCCTGAAGTACCTATTTGATGACATGTTGTACCATCACTTATAGTAATTTCACCATTTTCTACATGAAGTTTTGTAGCAGCTGATGTGGTTCCAATACCTAAATAACCTGCATCAGTTAATCTCATTCTTTCAGTATTACATGTACTAAACTCGATACCGTGACCAGCAACCGTAGATGCGTTTTGTATTCTAAAAGTTTTTGAACCGTTTGCTCTTATAGTTGTTGCAGAAAAATCAGTTACTCCTAATTGTAAATTTTGTCCAGTAGAATTACATCTCATTATCATCAAATTTTCATTTACATCAGATAAAATACAAATTTGTCCCAAACCACATATATTATTTCCATTTAAATCTAAATTTCCACCAAGCTGTGGAGTTGTATCATCAACAACATCTCCACCACCACCACTTACTGTTCCAGCAACAAACGCTGACCCATTGTAACATAAAACTTGGCCTGTAGTAGCACCTAAACCTGGTATTCTTAAAGCTGTAATATTAGAGTTACCTAAAGTAAGTTCATTTGAAACTGTTGCTGAAGAAGGTTGAGCATTATATCCTAATAATATATTATTTGATCCAGATGTTAATGTGCAAGCAG